TTTGCACTATTCCCGATTCGCTTACGGGCAGGAATTACCGTAACATTCCTGGTTGTCATCTAAAATCACCTCGCTCTTAATAAGACTATAAGCATACTCTGCCTGCTGAAACGGATCATCGTACAGGTGGCGCACAACTTGGAGTCACTACCGCAGGCGCTACCGCGATAACTGTTGATGAAGTTATCGACCTGTTCTATTCCTTGAAATCTCCTTATCGCAAAAAGGCTGTGTTCGTGATGAACGACTCCACGGTTAAGGCGATTCGTAAGCTGAAGGACGGACAGGGGCAATATCTGTGGCAGCCTTCACTGACCGCAGGCACTCCCGATACCATCCTAAACCGTCCCGTCTACACGTCTGCATATGTACCGACAATTGAAGCCGGTGCGAAGACCATCGCTTTCGGCGATTTTAAGTATTACTGGATCGCTGATAGACAGGGGCGCTCGTTCAAACGTTTGAACGAGCTTTTCGCTACAACAGGTCAGGTGGGCTTTATGGCCACTCAGCGTGTGGACGGAAAATTGATTCTGCCGGAGGCCATCAAGGTTCTCCAGCAAAAAGCGTAACGGAGGTGCGACATGGGTTACAACACAAAGAACTACACCGAACAAGGCGGTGAAAAAACTGTTATCGGCGGAACGTTGGAAATAAAGGAAGGAGCCTCGGTAACGGGGCTCTCCGCCAACCCACTTCTCGTGGCAACTGAGGAAACTCTCGGCGGAGTAAAAGCCGCTGCCGCCGGTGAGGACGATACCGTCGAAGTTAAAATAGGTGAAGACGGTAAGCTGTATGTGCAAGCACTTGCTGCGGCAACAGCTGAAGCGTTAGGCGGTGTAATGGCCGAAGTTGCTGATGAGGGTGATACCGTCGAAATCAAAATTGGTGAAGACAGCAAGCTATATGCTCCGGCATATCCTACCGATGCTACGGAATCGGTCTCCGGATTGGTAAAATCAGCTGCAAATCAAGCTGACATCATAGCTGAAGATACATCCGCACTTGTCACGGATTTCAATGCACTACTCACAAAGTTAAAGGCCGCCGGACTAATGGCAGCAGACGAAGAATAACCGGAAGGAGGCGGATGGCATGACAACCAATAATCTTCTCCCCAAAGTAAAAGCGAATCTGATCCTGGCGCATGACGCGGACGATGGACTTCTGCTGCATTACATCAAAGCCGCCGTCTCCTATGCGGAGAGTTACCAGCATGTCACTGAGGGTTATTACACCGAAAACACTATGCCACCCACTACGGAACAGGCAGTAATCATGCTGGCGAGCCATTTCTATGAAAGCAGAGATGGCTCGACTGCTGGTTTCTTTTCTGATAGCGTGCAGGCAGGTCAGCAAGTTTGGAACACGGTGAACCTACTTCTACGGCTTGACCGGGATTGGAAGGTGTAGCTTATGAGCTTTGGAAAGATGAACACCTTTATAGACATTATTGAGAAAGTAACCATTAAGGACTCGGAGGGTTTCAGCACTGAGATTGACAATATTGTTGCTACCATCAGAGCGTATCGGGAAGGTCGGCACGGCACCGAAATGTGGGCGAACAGAGCCACATTTTCAGAAGCCACCGACCTTTTCCGTTTTCGCTGTATTCCCGGTGTCACCATTAAGACCGCAATGCTTATTGCGTGTGAAAACGGACGATTTGAGATTACCTCAGTGGAGGATGTAAGAGGCCGTGGAATGTACACTGAAGTACTCGCCAAGGAGGTGAAACCCAGTGGCTAAAGTGACTATGAAGATGCCGGAGGATTTCCTTCTGAAGGTTTCACGGTTGAACGATAAAACGGATGAAATTATCCCTCGTGTACTTAAGGCCGGCGGTGAGATTGTGCTTGACAAGGTGCCGCAGAAGTTGTAAAAGACTTTAATAGCGGCACTCTTACCCTCGGTGTTGATGACATTGGCCCAACTGTCGCAGCAGATCTGACCGGCGCATCCACTGATGACAATGGCGTGCTAATCTCCGCCAGCGAGAATGTGGGTACACCTGTTGCAGTAGGTTTTCGTGCGCAAAAGGCCAACGGCACATACCGATACTTCTGGCTCTATCGCGTGAAGTTCGGTCTGCCTGCAACAAACCTGCAGACAAAGGCGGATTCCATAACCTTCTCCACGCCGACCATCGAAGGAACGGTCATGCGCAGGAACAAACTCGATGGTATGGGTAAGCACCCATGGAAAGCGGAGGTCACTGAAGGTGACGCAGGTGTTTCATCGTCTACAATCACCGGTTGGTTTACTGAAGTTTACGAGCCGGTCTACACGCCAGAGCCTTAGGAGGATTAAACTATGGAAAATGAAAGAAGCGCCGTAATCAGCATAGGAGGTAAAGACTATGAACTGGTTCTGACCACACGTGCGACAAAAGCAATTGCCGGTCGTTACGGCGGCCTTGAAAACCTCGGAGAAAAACTGATGAAATCTGAGAACTTCGAAATGGCTCTCGATGAGATTGTTTGGCTGATTACGCTACTGGCAAACCAGTCAATCTTAATACGAAACCTTAAGAATAAGAACGCACCGGAGGAACTTCTCACTGAGGAGGAAGTAGAACTTCTCACTTCACCGCTTGATTTGGCGGCATATAAAAACGCTATTACAGAGGCGATGTTTAAAGGCACAAAGCGCGATGTGGAGAGCGAGGAAGAAACCCCAAAAAACGCGGAAGTCGGGTAGACGGACAGCGTCAGATTCCTGACGCTGAAGTCTTTACCCGGCTTCTTTATTATGGAACAGTTCAGATGGGCATGGACGCAGAGGAATTCTGGCTTATGCCTATCGGACTGTTTTTTGATTTATGGGCTTGCCACAAGCAATGGCACGGCATTGAAAAGCCGAAGAAAACCCGAACGATTGACGATATTATCCCGCCGGGTATTTAGGAGGAGGTGAAGGCATGGCAGACAATTTTGGCTTAAAAAGAAAGCGGGTGTTCAACTGTTTGTGGCTCTTATTGCCAATCTACCTACAATCATTATTGAGGTGGTCAAGGCTGTACCGCAGATTATAGCAGGATTGGTAACTGCTATTATTGAAAGCGTACCTGAACTGGCTAAAGCCGGACTTGATCTGATTAAAGGCTTATGGCAGGGTATTTCAGACGCAGGTGCGTGGCTCTGGGAAAAGATATCCGGATTTTTCGGCAATGTGGTATCGAAGATCAAGAACTTCTTCGGAATAAAATCTCCCTCAGCTCTGTTTGCCGGAATTGGCCAAAACATGGGTGAAGGCATCGGTGTGGGTTTTGAAGATGCAATGGCAGCAGTTTCAAGAGATATGCAAAATGCGATACCCACAAACTTCGATTTGAATTATAGAGGTTTGTCGGGACAAGGTAGTGCTGCCGGCACAAACATTACTCAAAATCTCTCTGTGGTTACGCCAAAAGCTCTATCCGAAAAAGAACTGGCTCGGGAGTTTAAAAACCTCTCCCGCAAGCTAGCACTGGAATATTAAAAGGGGGTCTGACAGTGCAACTTACTTATATTAACGCGGATGGCCGGAGCATCACGCTCAAACAAAGCCGCCCGTATTTTCTTACCAAGATTGACGGCACAGGCAACATACGTCAGACCGTTAACACTTTCAAGGCACCGGATCAGGACGGTGCTTTTTATATATCCTCCACACTTGATATGCGCAACATCATATTGGAAGGCAGAGTTCTAGCAAATACACCTGACGAGGCCTATGCTTTGAGGCAACGATTCCTTCATATATTTAGCCCCAAACTGAATGGAACGCTCATCTACCGTAATAGGCAAATTGCCTGCGTTGTAGAGGAAGTGGGTTTTACTGTTTCCACAAGGCAGCGGATACCTAACTTTTTTGTCAGTCTCCTTTGCCCCTCTCCCTTCTTTGAGACGCTGGATGAAGTGCGTGAGGAACTGGCATCTTGGATACCGCTGTTCGAGTTTGAACTGGAGATACCTGAAATCGGTATGGAGTTTGGAATGCGCCAACCCAGCCAGATCATCACGGTAGACAACATCGGCGATGTTTCCTGTGGCTGTGAGATTGTGTTCCAGGCACTGGGAACGGTGACCAATCCGGAACTACTAAACATTGATACCGGTGAATACATCCGACTTCTCACGACGATGAATGCCGGAGATGAACTTCGTGTATATACTCATTTTGCCGGTAAGCGGGTGGTTAGCGTTAACGGTTCCGTGGTAACGAATGCTTTTTCTTTGCTGGACACTGACTCGGTATTTTTCCAGCTTGCAGCAGGCATTAACACTTTGCGCTACGATGCTTTGGTCAATATGGAACTGCTGGAAGTAAGCATTTATTATCGACCGCAATTTTTGGGGGTGTGAGTATGCAGTTATATATCTACAATCCAAACCGGGAGCTTACGGGTATTGTGGAGTCTTTCGAATACCTGCGCTGGACACGGCGTTACTCCCAGTGTGGTTCATTTGAGTTAAAAGCCATAGCAACACCGGAGAATACTGCACTCTTAAAAGAAGGGAATATCATTTGGAAGAACGATGATGAAGAAGCCGGCATTATTGAGCATCTGAAACTTTCTCAGACCGAGCAGGAATTCATCACGGCGAGTGGTCGCTTTGCAACATCCTTTCTCTCCCGCCGCATTTTATGGCAAACTGAGAAGTTATCCGGCGATCTTTCTGCCTGTGTTCTGCAGCTTATAAATAATAATCTCATCAGCCCTACCGATTCAGCACGAAAAATTAACGGAATAGCCTTTTCATCTCCAAACTTAGGTGTTCCCGTTAGTACCCAAATATCATACCGAAATCTTATGGATGCGGTGACGGAACTTTGTGCTGCTTCGGATATTGGCCTAAAGACTGTGTTCACTCCATCCACAGGCATCTTTACAGTGACCCTGTATAACGGGGGCAATTCACAGGCGGTGTTCTCTAAGGAGTACGAGAATCTAACTGAACAGATATACACAGAGAGTGCAGCGGATTACGCCAATACCGCACTCATTGGCGGTGAAGGTGAAGGTGCAGAACGGACTTTTGTCGCCATAACAAGCGGTTCCGGGGAGACCCGCCGTGAAATATTCGTTGATGCTAAAGACCTACGGGCTGAGGATTTCGGAACAGATTACATTGATACTTTGACTTTTAGAGGTCAGAGCAAGCTTAATGAGCAGGCAATACGATATTCGTTTGACACATCGGTAAACCCTCACGGCAATCTGACATACAAAATTGACTTCGATCTTGGGCAAACAGTCAAAGTCATCTCCAAAGCATGGGGTGTTTCTATGACTACGCGAATAACTGAGATCGAAGAAAACTATGACGCGGACGGTCAGAGCATAAGTGTGGTGTTCGGAAAGTCTGAGCTCACAATAACACAAAAAATTCGCTCCGCTGACAACGGCAAACGGAAGCAATCCTCGTATTGACCGGATTGTTGTCCGATTAAGTCAGATCAGCCGAAGTATTCAGATTGCTGCTGTTGACGGGACGCCCGCTGCAACACCTGTGGCTCCGGCTCTGACAAGAACCAGCGATGTCTATGAACTCGGAATTGCGGACGTGCTTGTACCGACAGCAGCCACATCGATAGTTCCAAATAACATCACGGATACTCGCATGAACACCAACCTTTGCGGTTTGGTGAACTCGTTGGTATCGGCAGTTTATGAATAGGAGGTGAATCACCGTGGCGGATATTAATGGTGTAACTCTACAAGCAGGCACCGCTCCTACTGTTATCTACACTATTACCTATACCAAGAGTCGCCCGAATAATAACCAGATGACCTATAACTTCACCATTTCCGCTGCCTTAGGTTCATCGGGCTCCTTCATCCACAACGGTTACGCTCTGCTTTGCACCATGACTGTAAACGGTGTATCTTCACAGGTGCGTATAAAGACGGTGGACGGCGACAACTGAGACGGAACTACACCAAGGCTTAGATATGTTTCTGTGACCTGTCCCTCCACTACAGGAAACACTGAGCAAGGCGTACGATTTCGTGTCGTATCAGACGGCAGACTAACCCTCACCTCCGGGGTCATCGACACCTCAAGCTATACGGTCTTAAGTTCACCACTCTTGACAACAGCCTGTGGTGCTCCAACTTCTTGTTCGGTCAGTCCCGTACTCGCAGAGGGTGGGGTTACTCTTTCATGGAGCGGGGCATCCAGCGGTATAAGTAATACGATATCAAGCTATGAGATCCAATACAGCGAATCCACCGATAACTTCACATGGGGAGCATGGATGCCTTTGACTACAGTTTCAACCACAGCGACAAGTGGTAGCGTGGCTACATCGCCTCCATCAACAAGAGGAAATTACCGGAGATTTCAAGTACGGACACGTGGCACAGCAGGTGCAAGTTATTACTCCGGATGGAAAGTATCAACGAACTCCGTCAGAAGAAATACAGCTCCGAAGGCACCAACGACGGCTGTTGCATCTCCCGCAGCATATAGCGACGAGACCATTACGCTTACTTGGAGTGGAGCGTCTGGCGGCACCAGTCCGGTGAAGGGGTACCAGATTGCCAGACGGGCATCCACGGATAACAGCACATGGAGTGCATGGAACGTGCTGACCACACTGACTCTGGCCGCAAGCGGAGGTAGTTATAATCCAAATGTATCAAGGGTTCCGGGAACATATACTCAATTTGGCATTTGGACAATAGATACATTTGACGTTTATTCGGTGGAGAAAATCAGTAACAGTATCTTTTGCGATATCACTGCTTGTGGAGCACCGACCGTTTGCACGGTAAGCGCAACATTATCCGAAGGAAATGTTACTCTCTCGTGGAGCGGAGCATCCGGCGGTGCAGGAAATGCTATCACATCTTATGAAATTCAGTATAGTGATTCAACGGATAACAGCGACTGGGGCGATTGGATAGCACTGACTACAGTAAGCACTTCTGCAACAAGTAGTATCTTAAGTGTCAGCCCACCGTCAACACGTGGGAATTATCGCCGTTTTCGTATAAGAACTCGGGGTGCTGCCGGTGAAAGTTTCTACTCTGACTGGACTGTATCAAGCAACACTGTCCGCAGAAATACACTGCCTACCCCGCCTACTTCTTTTACCGCCACTCCCACTATTTACGAATCAGCCACTGTTACTCTTTCATGGAGTGGAACGATACCCGGAACCAGTGCTATCAAGCAATATGTCATTCAGCGTTCAACTTCAACGGACGGAATTAACTGGTCAGCATACGAAGCTCTGACTATCGTTGTTTCAAATGCCACCTCAGGGACATATATAACGAGCGCTTCTCAGATAGCAGGAACATATACCCGCTACCGCATCAGTGTAACCGATACACTGGATGCAGTCTCCGGCTATGTTGTAAGCGGCAATGTAAAGAAAAACAGTCCGCCGACTGCTCCGGCAATTGTATGCCCGGTATCCGGCAGTTCCGGTTACAATACCACTCCAAGGTTTATGATAACTACGGGAATTGAACCGGACGGTCAGACACAGATTGTGGAAGTTAAAATCGATGCAGAGGCTTGGGTGGCTGGATGGATTCTTTATGCACTTATTGCATTTGTGGTCATAGATTACGTGACCGGAGTGCTCTGTGCCATTATTGATAAAAAGCTATCCAGCGAGATCGGCGCAAAAGGCATCTTCAAAAAGGTACTTATTTTTGCATTGGTGGGTGTAGCCCATATCCTTGATACGCAGATACTTAGCAGCACCGGGGACAGCGGTGGTGTCCTACGGACGGCAGTAGTTTTCTTCTACCTTAGCAATGAAGGCGTTTCTATTTTAGAGAATGCCGCTCATATAGGTCTGCCCATACCCGGAAAACTCAAGGATGTTCTAAAACAGCTGCATGGTCGTGATCAAGAACCCAGTAAGCCGGGTGATGAAAATGATTGATTTAACTAAAGCATCAACAGTGTTTATCGGCAGACGCGGCGAACACAACTTCCGAAATCTTGAGTTTGATGTTTCGAGCTTGCTGGATGGCACATACCCCGGAGCCGCTTTAACTTACAGCAGACATAAACACTTGAATTGTGAGGTGACTAAGAATGAATTTGCAAAAGTTAATACTAACAAATAACGCCTGCTATAAAGCAGGCAAAACGATAATCCCTAAAGGAATTATGGTGCATTCCACCGGGGCAAATAATCCGTGGCTGAAACGCTATGTCGGCCCTGACGACGGATTGCTTGGGAAGAACCAGTACAATAACCACTGGAACCAAGATAAGCCCGGAGGACGGCAGGTCTGTGTTCATGCCTTCATCGGAAAGCTGGCGAACGGAACAGTCGCCACATATCAGACCTTGCCGTGGAATCATCGAGGCTGGCATGGCGGCTCCGGTTCAAAAGGCTCAGTCAACGATACTCATATCAGTTTTGAAATTTGTGAAGATGGCTTGACTGATGCTGCTTACTTCAATGCTGTATATAAAGAAGCAGCTGAATTATGCGCCTATCTTTGCAAAGAGTACAAGCTCGACCCAATGGCAGATGGCGTGATCATTGGGCATTACGAAGGGCATAAGCGTGGTATCGCCAGTAACCATGCCGACCCCGGGCACTGGTTTCCTAAACACGGGAAGTCAATGGATACTTTCCTTACCGAAGTTAAAAAGTTGCTATCGGCAACAGAAGTGACTACCACCACCGATCCAAAGAAACTGTACCGAGTTCAAGTCGGTGCATACTCTGTCAAAGCAAATGCTGACGCCATGCTCAAGAAGGTTAAGGCGGCAGGATTTAAGGATGCTTTCATTAAATATTCGTGATAACTATTTTCAAGCCCGCGGAGCGTAAAAACTCTGCGGGCTTTTTTTATTTATAGGTGTATAAAACGCTCCACTTTTCTCCGTATAGCGAGGAGGTGGTTTCTCGTGTTCAATGAACAGAAACTTGAGTTAATGCGTTGCCCTATTGGCGAAGGGCTGAAAATCGATGGTGAAGAGAACGCTACTCCGCATGAGCAAATGCAGCGCGAAGTTGATTATGTGAGAGCACAGCAAATACTCACTTCTATGCTTGAGAAAGATTTAATTACCTTGTCGGAATTCAACAAGATAACCGAATTAAATCGCAAAACTTTCTCGCCGCTATTAGCCGAGATTATGCCTTGAAATCGTTGATATAACTTCGTTTCAGAGGTAATATGTCACACTGACTAAGGAGGTGAGAATTTGAAAAAGGTAACGAAAATTGCTCAAAACACGGCCAATTTAACCGAACAGACTAAGTTGCGGGTTGCGGCCTACTGCCGTGTATCTACCGACAGCGATGAACAACTCGAAAGTCTGGATGCTCAAATAAAGCATTATGAATCCTACGTCAATGCAAATCCTGAGTGGGAGTTCGCCGGGCTCTATTATGATGAGGGCATCTCCGGAACAAAAATGGAAAAGCGGCCTGAGTTGCTTCGAATGATTGCAGACTGTGAAGACAGAAAAATAGACCTCATTGTAACGAAGTCTGTCAGCAGATTTGCTCGAAATACAACCGATTGTCTTGAACTGGTCAGAAAGCTGCTTGACCTTGATGTTTTCATTTATTTTGAGAAAGAAAATATTAACACCGGGTCAATGGAAAGCGAACTCATGCTGTCAATCCTGTCTGGACTGGCCGAAAGCGAATCGGTCTCCATCTCCGAGAACAACAAATGGTCGATTAAGCGCAGATTCCAAAATGGTACATATAAAATATCTTATCCGC